AGAGAGGCATGCACCGCAAGGCATGCCTCTCTTTTGTTACTCCAACCGGGACAACTAACGGGTTTAGCTGTTCCGCAGGGTTAGCAAAACTCCTGATGGAAATGTTGAGAACGTTAACAATTTGACTTTTGCAAACAACAATCACCTTCCGATATTTAAGTGAACGGCCAAAACAATAATCACAAGTGGCGACAGAGAGCTCAATAACGGAAGGCTGATAATAACAAGAAATGGAGGTACAAACCGTTCGTATCATACGCATGGTCCTCGTGATAGCGATGGTAGCACTGCTCGTGCCGGCGGCTAAACAGCCCCAGGAAGAGATGGCAGCACCGCTATCACACAATAACGAGATTCAGAGACAGCAGACTGTCAAGCCTGCCGAAAAACCTCAGCAGACGATATCACCAAAGCCTCAGACGATTTTGGCGGTGTCCGAAGCAAAACTGCTAAGCACTAAGTACGACTTGATGCGTGCCGCTGGTATTACCGAAAGTGATTGGATATCAGTAGACTACATCATCGAACACGAAAGTTCTTGGCGGCACAATGTTTGGAACAAAGGCGGCTCTGGCGCATATGGATTGTGCCAAAGCCTGCCAGCAACCAAGATGGCATCTGCGGGAGATGACTACATGACAAATCCCGTTACGCAGCTACGCTGGTGTCACAATTACGCCATCAGCCGATATGGTAGTTGGCAGGCAGCCGCCGCGTTCTGGAAACGTACCGACCCGCGCCCCTACCCGGGACATTGGTGGTAAAAACAAACAACAAAAACAGCCGGAAAGGAGATCAACTCTATGGGCAAACTTAAAACAGCAATCAACAACGTAACTGTCTTTTTAGACAATGCCTGGACTATCATGGTCCGCGCCGCAGAGATAGTAGCGGGAATAAAGCTCTTTGGAGTCCAGCACATGGAAACCGCAGTCGGGACTTTACCGATTGCACAAATCCTCGGAGCAATTCTCATTACCGATGTGACTGTCTTTGTTTATTCTCTGCTTCGTTCGCAAAGTGAAAAGAAGAGATGAAAAAACATATCAGCATCACACCAGTTAGCAAACCACGCATGACGAGAAGCGATAAGTGGAATGAGCGTCCGTCAGTAATGAGCTATCGAGCGTACGGCGACGAGTTAAGGCTGAAGCTGCCAGGATATGAGCCGCCCGAAACGTTTACGATTGAATTTGCTTTGCCCATGCCAAAAAGTTGGTCAAACAAGAAGCGTAAAGCCATGAATGGACACCCGCACCAGCAGAAACCGGATATAGATAATTTGGTTAAGGCGTTTTTGGATCATCTCTACGAGGATGATTCGTACGTCTGGAAGGTGTGTGCATCCAAGATATGGGCGGAGCACGGCGGAATAACTATCGAAACTTAAGGAGGAATCCGAGAATGGGAATCTTACAGCTTTTATCCAGAAAGAAAGATGACGAGCCTGAGCTTGAAATTCGTAGCGAGGACGAAGACTATACCGAGTGGCACGTCAAGCCAGATTTTGAAGCAAGAGACTTGTCATTAACTTTTCGGTCCCGATCTGATGCACGCGAATACAAAAGACTGCTAGCGAAAAGCTTTTACCATATCCATTCAAGAATTATTCGCCGGGAGTGGCAAGGCGGATTCATCCGAGAGGAGAAAGAAATTAGCTAATCATTAAACTGGTGCCAAAACGGTTAAATGGCTTGGCGATGCCCACCCTTGCCAAGCAGCAGCCAGAGACAGGTAAAAATATGAACGATAGCAAGCACATACACAAATGGGAGTGTCTCCGAGCAGATAAGCTTATTTGCCATAGATGTAATACGGTTGCGGAAATTGACACGTTAATTACTGACAACCGTAATAATGCTTATCTCAAAGCGAAGGTCGATATTCTGTCTAAACAGCTATATGCTGGCGACCTAAAGAAAAATGCTCGCGAGAAAGCTTATGCGTGGCTGATGGAGCATAATCCGGATGCTATCAAGAAAGATGAACAGGCATCGCTGCTATGACAAGAGACGAAATGATCAAGCGAGTTGAGAGTGCACTAAGACGTGCTGAACGCGCCATTGTTGAACTTCGCAAAGAGCTAAAGAGACTACGAGGCGAGGGCTAGGTTTATGGCGGTCGAGTATGTCCTGTACAAGGGAGAAGAAATAGTGGGAATAGGCACAGCCGACGAGCTATCTCGACGGCTTGGATTACGTCCGCAAACTATTCGAAGTTACTCCTCGCCTTCTCATATGCGCCGCGTAGAAGAAAGCGCCGATCCAGAGTCGAGGATTGTGGCGGTAAGAGTTAAACATGGAAAGGAAAATAATGGCGATGACTCAGAAAAACAACAGAGTGGCGATTGAGGCGCATGCTCAGCGTATTGTAGATGTGGTGGTCCGCAAAGCCGAGCCTGCACCTGAGCCGCCAAAGCCTGTATATGAGTACTCGCCCGGTCGTCCGATGAAGTTTCAGGATGTCGACGAACTGCGCGCCATGATACTTGAGTACTTTAAGAATGCAGCGCCCCACTGGGAAGAACAAACTGAGTATATTGACCGCCGCGACCCTAAATCTGGAAAGATTGTCATTGAAGACGGAAAGGTCGTCCAGGACAAGGTGGTCCGCAAAGTTAAAACCAAACAGAAACCACTCACCGTTACTGGTTTAGCTGTTGCACTAGGCACATCACGCGATGTGTTATTAGACTATGAGACCACATATTCAGAGAAATATCCAGAATTTTCCAACACGATAAAAGAGGCGAAAGAACAGATTAAAGCCTATGCGGAGGAGTCTCTGTTTGGCACTAATACTGCTGGCGTAATATTCAGCTTGAAGAATAACTGGGGATTCAAAGACAAATATGAGACCGAGAACACTAACCGTGAGGTTAAGTTCATCAACACCGTTCCGAGGACACCAGAATCATGACAGAGATAGTCAAAGTACCGGATTACACTGCTTCGCCTCGTCAGACATTGTTTCATACATCGACAGCTTTTGAGCGATTCTACGGTGGTGCTGCCGGCGGAGGAAAGACTGCCGCACTAGTTGCTGAGGCAGTAACACGCTGCCTTGAATACGATCACTACGCAGCGTATCTATTTCGGCGAACGTACGAGGATACAAAAAAGACCCTCATGAGAGAAATAGCTAAACAGTGCCGTGCATATATCAAGGACGGCAATATGATATTTAGGTCGCAAGAAAAGGGCTACTACTTCACTGCCACGGAATCGTGGATTTACTTGTGCTACTACAACCACGAAGATGATTTTAATCACTATCAGGGTTCAGAGATACACATGCTGGGTATCGATGAGTTAACTCAGTTCTACGAAAGCTGGTACGACAACCTCGTTGGGCGCGTTCGTTCTGACGATCCAGACAAACCACTTACCGTCTTCGCAGCTGGCAACCCAGGTGGCGTCGGGCATGGCTGGGTTAAGACTCGATTCATCGATGCCGCACCACCTGAGCAGATAATTTATGACAAGCGTCCGTACGTCAAGCGAGACGGCTCAATTGACTACATCGAGACAACGCGTATGTTTATCCCTGCCACCCTAGAAGACCACCCAAGCGCGTCATTCAGACAGTCATACATGCGTAGCCTACTGACAATGGCAGATCTGAAGAAGCGCGAAGCATATCTGTATGGCAACTGGGATCTGTTTGCTGGTCAGGCGTTTAGCGAGTGGCGGCGACATCTGCACGTCGTCGAGCCGTTTAACATACCAGACCACTGGCCGAGATGGATGGCATATGACTATGGACGAGGTACGTATGCGGGTGCTGTTTGGCTAGCACGTGACCCAATTAGTCAACGGATATATCTTTACCGCGAATATTATGTTAGCGGCAAAGGTCCAAGGATCCAGGCACGCGAGATGAAGCAGCTTGAACAATCAAACGAGCAACTGCCTGTTAGGCTAGCCGACCCGTCGCTGTGGAAGCATATCGCTAATGCCGATGACGGAAAAACTATCGCTGATCGATTTACCGAAGAAGGCATCAACTTTACGCCCGCTAATAACGACCGGCTCCAAGGAGTTACTGCTGTTCATGAAGCGTTGTCTCTGGCACCAGACGGACTGCCATACCTACAGGTATTCAGTAACTGTGTTCATTTTATCCGTACCCTACCAAGCCTCGTGGTTGACACTAAACGACCCGAGGATGTTGATACAACAGGTGAAGACCATCTCTACGATGCACTGCGCTACGGGCTTGTCAATGAGCGTAAGGCGGCAGTTGAGGACTCTATGCCTCAGTCTGATCCGGGACTGTTTAGCGATGGAGGGTATTATGGGTAGTTTTACCGATAAAAAATTAAAGGAGGGTATATTTTGGAAAGCTTAGATTTACCACAATACATCATTAACCTAGAGCGAGCCGCACGCGATACGCCGTTTGGTGAAGTTGGTCCGTTCTATCTCATGAGACACAAAGGCGAGACCGTGGGTATACGCGGGCAAACATCGGAGATCATCCGATTCAAAACCACGGCAGAAGCAGTTATATATCTGGTGGACTACATCAAGACCTTGCCGACCGACAAGTCTGGAGATATCGTTTTTGCCGTTAAATTTACTAACGGTAGAGTCAAACAGATTACTACAACATCAGACATCACAACGATAATTGAGGATAAAGCAGATGACGACAGGTAAAGCTAAAGCGCTGTGTAAGAAATGCGGTAGCACAAGACACTATCAGACGTTCTGTCCATTCAAAAAACGACAGAAAATATCGCAGTGTGGCAAACACGCAAAAGCGTGGGCAGCGTTCCGAGATAAGGTTGCGAAGCCATACCTCGACATGAAATTTGGGCATGTGTGTGCGGTCGCCGGGTGTACCGAGACTAAAAACCTAGATGTTGATCACATTAAGGGGCGCGGCTCTCACCCACATTTACGCTATGACGTCAACAACTTGCAGTACTTGTGTCGTAATCATCATCGACTGAAAACGGACGGCAAACTATGACGAAGAAGGCTTTACGAAAGAAACAGCGCCGAAAACGTAAACAGCGAGCGATAACTAACGAAATAAAGGGAGGTAAAAATGACTAAAGAAACAGAATTGCCAGACGTATTTCTCTGGGCAAACAAAACGGACGGACGTAAGGATAAATTAGGCATTGAGCTATTTGCAATCACCAAATCGTCTGAGGTATTTCGCATTGACCATAACGAGGCAATCAATCATCAGCTGTTCGCGCTGTTTTTGTACGACATCATTAGTGGAGTGCAAGTTGACAATATCACCGGCGTAAGGGTTGTCGATTATGCGGCATCTGAGGGCTGTCAGAATACCCTACCCGCCATCAAGGCAAATGACGTACCGGTTGCTGAAACGATCATGGAATATCTGGAGTATACAAATGACATCGACCTACTCGACTTGAATCAAATCGAGGCAAAGAAGCTACTAGCGATTTGCGCACGATTCACCGACAAGGAGACGAACGAAAGCTTTTACATTTTTAAGCACATTCGCCCAGCTAGCGTATTAGTCGGCGGCACTGTCTCCTATGCCATTTCAACCGGATGCATGGAAGAGCTGCCTTCAGAGTGTGCATTAAAGATAGATCCGTCGAATCAAGTTTTAGTGTTTGAAGATACGATGTTTGTGTTCAATAAGTCCAAGTTTGAATCGATGTTTCAATACGACCCAGTGTCAGTCGCTGAAGCTCGCAAGAATGGCAAGATACTTGACGAGAGGCTGTCTATCGCCACGCCGACGGTTGGTCAAGGAATTGAGTTTCTCTGTAAAGACAACCGCACACTAGTCAAGCGGCTTGCTAAGCTTGACCCTGTCAATATGACCCGCGATGTTGTTGAGGAGATAATTCGCGATTACAACGTAGATCTAATGACCGATGCCACCAACGACAAACTCATCATCATGGACGCTAACGATGCCAAGAAACTGCTAGATATTGTCGAGGACAACTTTGTTCGCGGCACCAACGGCACTGCTTATATCGCCAAAAATAAGAAAGAACTTGAGCCAAAGGAGGATAAATAATGTTCTGGATTATGGCACTCATAATACTCGTCGCTTTCATCGCCGTTACAGAGATTGCGGTGGCGCGAGAAGACAAAGAATGGCAACGCGAACGCGAGGTCAGACAGTACAAAGACAAAATAATCAAGTCCCGCGAGCGTAATAAGAAAGATAACGGAATATTTTAATGGGAGGTGTTATGAAACGCTATAAACTACTAAAAGACTTACCATACGCAAAAGCCGGTGAGGTCTTTGAAAGAAAGATTTATAACAGCAAAGATGGTCTGTCTGATTATGACTATCTTGAAGTCAGAAAACGAGTAGAAGTTGGAGAAGACGAGGTTTGCTTTGGTATTAAATACAATTATTTTCTTAATAACTTTGATGAGTGGTTTGAGGAAATCCAAGAAGAGCCAACAGATAGTATTCACTGGAATCCTATGATTGGCGAAAAATGTTTTATTCTTGTGAATGCCAATATAATACCAACACTTTTCACTGGAAAGCTACGTGATTACAATGCTTGGCGTACTGGCAGAGTATTCCGCACTGAAGAAGAGTGCGAAAAAGCCCGTGACCGTGAACTAGCCGAAGTCAGGCTACGCCGAACCTCAACATTTGAGCCAGATTTTACGCTCGGTCGCGGCGGCTACTCCATTTTCTATGATCATATCTTTTGTGGACTACGAGTGCACTCTTTAAGTGCTATAGACAATGGAGAGATAGTCCGTTATGAAACCAAAGAAGAAGCTGAAAAATCTATAGAAGAAAACGAACAAGATTGGCTAACTTACTTCAACGTGGAGGATTGTTAAATGGGACTTTTTGATATATCAGAGACGACTACTTTTCGCGATCTGATGCTAGAAAGATGCCGAGTAGCTATGGAATATCGACTCGGAAAACATATGCTACGGAATCTAGAATTGCGAGAGTTTCAAAATCCTTGCGCCGCCATAGATGATTTGGCAATTGCATTTTGCTCTGACGTGCTGTCTAACAAATTATGCGAGGATTCATACAGTGTATCAGACTCTCAGACGCTTCTCTTCCCGAAAACCCCATGGCAACACTTCAAGAATGACTACATGCCAAAGTGGTTCATCAAGAAGTTCCCCGTCAAGTATCTGCATAAGAAGGTAGAGTTTCATAAAATCATTAAAATCACTCGTCGAGAGACCTACCCAATATGCGATATGGACATCAGAAATAACCCAAGGCTCAGGGTACAGCTGGGTACGCCGGTTATTAAAGATGAGGTAAAAATTAGTTGATAGAAAGGACACGATATGAAAGGTGAAGTACTTGTATACATAGAGGGAACGAAGGATAGTTATAAGTTATACAGCAAAGACATAGAATCGGCTTGCAGCCTGTATTACGGCTTAGAAGAACGTCCGATTTATATTGACCGTCCCGATGGTTTAGCTAAAGTTGTTGTTAAAAAGTTGGATATGTTAATAGAAGCTATCCTCGACACTCATAAGTATAGAGAAGAGAGGCTTGAATCTTTCTACGAAAACACACGAGTAAAGGAGTGGCGGGACGCGAGAGACCGAGGTATTCTCCGAAGTGTGCTTGTAAATAGAAATTACGAGGGAGATAGAATTGCCGGTTTGATTGGCTGGCTAGAATCCAGAAGGGCTATCAGTTGGAACGACAGAGATACTAGAGTTGTGCCCTATAAATTAAACGATAATTTGATATTAATCTTTTCCTAGGAGACTCAATAATGAAACGTAAAATATTCATGACAATCTGTATTATAGGTGCGGTACTCGCCTCAACTTCAATGGCATTTACTACTATTGCCAAGCAATACACTGGTTCAATATTCTATCTAATACTATTTTTTATCAACGTATTTGGATTTTATACCGCGAAGAATGAAGCAGAAACTAGTAAAGTAACAGTACTTAAAAAGAATTTTGATGATGCTCATTACATGCTCGAGATGCAGAGGCAAGTCCTAACTGATGAGTACATGAAGGGCATGTACAACGGCATGGAATTAATACTATGCACGTTTGAAGACCGCGAACCTATCTGGGCTAGTGAACTTGATACAAATCAAAAAGAGGAAGTAAATCTAAATGAAGATCATAGCTGAAAATCCAGCTGAAGAAGCCCTATTGTGGCGCATTAAAGCCCTGAGTGACGAGCTGGTAAATCAAGATAATCGATCCACTGATATGCCGATGTGGACGATCCTAGATAATAACAAAGCTGGCAAAGACTACGGTGCAGTCACGTACTTTACTGGCAAAGCCGCCGAGCGGCACATCGAGGAAAACGATCATCATTACGATAATCCAACGATATATATTCGTAGCGCTCACGACAACCGAGAGCTGAAAGATGTTATTCACCTACTCATTCTAGCTGGCGGCAATGAAATACCAAGTAACCATTATGGAGTTTTGAGAGATGCGTGATATCAAATTCCGCGCCTGGGACAACCTAGAAAAAAGAATGCGAAAAGTCGTATCTCTGCACTGGCAAGGCGACAAACTCATATCAGCAAAACTTGAGGGCGAAAATGAGCCAATCCCGATTGAAGGGCGGCTGGTGATTGAACAGTACGCAGAACCTATCCTTGCTGACAGGTTAATATGCGAGAACGATATTGTCGTAGACAATCTAAGCCTAAACGCTCATCGAGGCGAAATAGCCTACCTCGTCACTCTGGAAGCTGGGGCGTTTTGGTATAAACCGTTGAGGCGTCTGAAAGGTAGTGGCGGTTTTTCTCGTGATAGCAAACTGGCTGCTTATGAGCATATACATTATAAAACTATTGGCAATATTCACGAAAACCCTGAACTATTGGAGGAGAAATGAAAACTACTCCAACAACCATACTTGACGCTTGCTGTGGCGGCCGCATGTTTTACTTTGAAAAAGACCACCCAAACATTCTGTATATTGACTGCCGCCGTGAAACTGTCGAGATGAAAGACAGAGACAAGATTAGGACACTAGAAATCGACCCAGACCTAGTCATAGATTTTACAGACATGAAATTCCCTGATGAGTGTTTTAATTTCGTCGTCTTCGATCCGCCTCACCTCATCAACTGCGGCAAAAACAGCTGGCTTGCTAAGAAATACGGCAAGTTGGACAAAGATACTTGGCAAGAGACCCTGAGCAAAGGCTTGAGCGAATGTCTACGTGTCGTAAAGCCTGGCTGTGTTGTTGCTATGAAGTGGAGCGAGCGCGATATCAAAACCACAGAATTGCTAAAAATATTACTTCAAAAACCAGCTTTCGGCGATAAGTCTGGAATGACGCGGTGGCTGTTTTTTGTGAAAGGAATCGAGAATGAGTACTAAAATATCCGACCAAGACCAAAAATGGCTAGACGAAATAAATAAACTGTCAGAGGAAGGTATCTCGATAGCAAAACGTTCAAATATGGAGTCTGCTGAGTATGTAGACCTATTACTGAGCAACTTTGATGATAAAAATTACTGTCAAATGGCAATCAACCAGCATGCGGTAGAAGCAGCCATAGGACAATACTTCGCCGACGTTATTGCTCCCATATTCTTCGATATGCAAAAGGTGCTACAGAAGAAAACTAAGATGAGCAAAAACAACGCCGAAACATGCGCCAGAATACACGTAGGGCGATTCATTCGCAACATTGTTAAGGAGTTAAATAAGAGAAATGACGAAGAGTAAATTAAAACCATCTATCCGGTGCGACAAATGTCATAAGTGGATAGCATACAGCAAACACTCTGGCTATAAGCATTTCTGCACTAAACATGCGAGAGACATTTGTGAGCTTGAAGAAGTGCGCAGGCACGCTATAAGCCTTATCCGAGACGATAGCATGCGAAACTACGAAATGACGCGCCTCATTAGGGACATGTCTTTTGTGGATGTGAGATATGACCCAGAATCTAGTAAATCATTAAGAAAGGACATTGAAGTGAAGAAAACCATAACAAGCCTCCCCACTCCAGATGAGGTCACCCGAATCACTGCAACTTTAGATTTAGCAAGTAAACTAGACAACGCTGCGATTGCTAAATTAAGCAGCTCCAAGGGCAAAAACTCCACGCCAAAA